TGAAGGTATCTAGAATGAAAAGCGATGGCCCCGCAGGCGTAAACCAGAAAGGGTTAACGAGCATCATGCCCGAGTCCCAATCAGCGCTATTTTTAGCCCTGTAGCTGTTCCATCCCCTACCTGATCGATATCAACGGTCATTTCCGCATCGTCCGCTAGGCTCGTGTCGCTGATAACGGGTTGCGTGGCTGCGGTTACCGAAGTCCTTTCGCCGTTATCGATAGTCAGCTTCGTAGACAGAATCGAGACGCCCCCCTCGTTCACATCGACAGTGAATACGCTACCACTCGACTGGGCAGTCACCAAGTTCGCACGAACCGCTGTCAGGGTGACCGCCCTTGGCATACGGAACGTGACCTTTGCCGACCCTACAGTGAGCGCAGTAGACTCATCACTACACGCCACTGCAAGTTCGAAGTAACTCACCAGCGTCACCAACGCCGTGCCCGCCGGGCTCTCCGTCACAGCCACTTCAGCGCCGACGAAGTTCATGGACGAAGGGGACACAACAACGGAAATACCCTCGTCCTTCACTGTCAGCACGGTCGAACCAGGGATCGTGATAACCGCAGTACCCGCCGGGCTCTCTGTGATAGCTACGCCGGTACCTGTGAAATTGAGCGTCGATGCCGCAGCCACGACGCCGATGCCGTCTTCCTCGACGGGGAGACTCGACTCTGGGGGTGCGGCGGACGATACCGTCACGACGTTTGCGTTTTCGCCAGTCCCGCGCGTGGCGGTAAGTCCGTCCGTGAAGTTGACGGTATCCGCAGCGTTGTCACCTAGATCCGCTCCGTCAGCTTGGAACTGGATGAAGTCCGGGAACTCGTCCGATGTCGGGAGTGGAAAACCGCTGACGGGGGTTATTGAGAAGGTGGTCATGCTTCGGCCATCTTACGGACAGTCAGATTAACCGTAACAGCGACGCCGGACGCTGTTACCACGTCAAGGTTAGTCGTGAAGTTCGCTATCGCTGCAGTCAACTGGCGCACGGTATCACCGAGGGTGATCGGGATTACTGACATATCGCTGAAGGCGGCATAGCTAAAGTCGTCGATACCACCCGTGGGGTCAAAACGGTGGCGCGCAGTGCCGAAGGTGAACGGATCGTTCGTAGCCCCTTGGAGCGAGAACATATAAACCTCCAGCGTGGCGGGAGGCACATCCGCAGCAGTAAACCGGTACACCGCCGACAGTGCGAGTTCGTAGACCCCCGGCTCGAACGTGAGTTCACCTGTTGCTCCGTTCCACACCACATCCGTCGACGAGGTCTCCGCCGTGGTGACCCATGTATTGGGTTGGACCCCCGGATTCGCTAGTATGGCCCCGACCGCCGATAAACGCAGACTCAACGGCGTAGAGGTACTCTCAGCGCTGACCGTCACGACGTTGGCGTTTTCCCCTGTCCCACGCGTGGCAGTGAGCCCGTCCGCAAAGTCGACAGTGTCTGCAGCGTTGTCGCCCAGGTCTACACCTGCGGACTGGAATTGAATAAAGTTCGGGAACTCATCCGATGTCGGAAGTGGAAAGCCACTGACGGGGGTGATCGAGAACGTGGTCACCGGATAAACCCTCGGGGGCGGGCGCGTTGTGACCCGGTGTTAAAGCTCCGCTGAACCTCGCTCTTCGCGTTCGCGATACCCGCCTGGAAGATACGCGAGTTGCGCGCCGATTCGGCGGGGTTCGTCCACGCCTGCCCGGGGAGTGCGAACAAGTAGGCGAGGGCTCCGGCTTCGATCTCGTTGCTGTATGGCACGAGGGGGGCTGCGGGGATCTGCGCAGCCCCTTCCTTCGGCGTAACAATCGCGCTTACGAGTAGGCTGAACACTTGGTTCGGCGTCGGGAACAGCACAAACTGGGCTTGCGGGACGTAGGCGTACTGGCCCGAAAGCGAAGGCTGGTAGTTCGGGTCGAACCCGCTCGGGTCTGCTGGGTTCAGCGTCCAGTACTGGATTGACCCGTCGCCGTTTGTGAGGCTACCTGACATGCCCTTAATGCCGATGATATCGACGTAGGGATCCGAGCCGAGGTTGTACTGAGACACGTTCACTGCCGCCGCGCCGGGGATCTGCACCGTTAACCACTGCGACTGAGAGCAGAAGTCCCGATACGCGCGGTTGTATGCACGCGCCAGCGTAATCGTTGGGCACCGGCGTACCATCTGCGCGACGTTGGTCAGCATGTCGGTCACGAGAACGGTGTTCATGCCTTAGACCCCAGGTGACTGACTCGTATGCGGTGCAATAGCGATCTGAGCCTGGCTCTTGAGGCCCAGTGCAGCCGCCCATGCTTGGCGGTAGAACGACGACTTTGCCATGTCCTGTTTTTTCGAATTCTTCGCGTACGCACGCGAGAGCACGAAATCGAGAAGCGCGGTCTGGAAACTGTCGGGGACCGGAATGTCTTCGGTATCGTAGACGATTGTCGGAGGCACGGCGCCGTAGAGAATCTGCACGCTGCCCGTGCCGTCTGCGGGCGGGAAAACCCGAAAACGGCGCGGGTTGCGTGGGTCAGCGGTGAAATGCTCAACCTCGGCTTGTGGTGTAGCTGCAGGCCAGAAGCGATTTGCCTCCTCCAGCAACCCTTCGTCGGCCTGGGTCACGTTGCGCTTGCGCCCGATCAGGTTCTGGGTGATGTCCATAAAGGCGACGCCGTCTGACGGGAGGTTTTGGAGCACCCCAACGGTGGGCGTGAAAGCCTCTTCAACGGTGTACATGTCAGGCTTCACGAACGCCGTAGCGCGCAGGGCCTCATTCAAGTAGCCGAGCAATTCGGCCAAGGGCCACGTACGGTGCGCGGTATCCAGCAGCAGCGTCGCGGCTTCGTCGACAATGGTGCTCGCCGCGATCGTCATGTCAGCTCAGCGCCTCAGTGTTATCGAGGGTACGCACGTACTCCATGAACTCTTTGCGCAAGGTGCGAACATCCTTGTCGCTATCGAGCATCTTGCCGTATTCGCTCATCGCGAATGCCACGAGTTCGTCCTTCGTCGCCTTGCCGATGTCGAACACATCGGATTCGGCGGCGCTGTTGACGACGCGGGGTCTGCGGTTGCCGGTTCCTTCGACGTAGCTGCGGCGCGTGGCCTCATCGTCAGTAGCTGCCCCGTCGTATGGCATGTACTGGGGGCGTCTGCGAATCAACGGGGTATTCGGCATCAGCCGCAGGTTGTCACGGTTACTGAGCAACGGCGTGCGCTTGTCCTGGCGGCCCGTGCCGCGGGCATCGGATACGGCTTGCTCTTGACGATCGGTGATCATGCTTCACTCTCGGGGTCGGTTGATAGGGTCCGGGACACTCACGCGGTCCCGGTTACGCAGGCTTATTCTTCACTGAGAGCCTATTGTCCTTTGTTTGAGCCACGTGCCATGCCCTGGCGGGTAGCCAGAACCCACGCTGCCAACTTAGGCGTGCAAGCTAGCCTGACTCAGCCTGTTCGGTTCAGGAACCTGCGGGCGAAGTACCCGGGGTATACGCCTTCCGGAACTTGCCACTCGTGTTGTCGTCACCGCCTGGGATGACGCCCAAGGGCTTGTGCGGGTAGCGAGCAGTGGCCTTGCCTTTGGCTTGGCTCATCTCGCCTTGGATGGTCTCGGGCGGTACCTTGACTTGGTAGTTCGCCCCGTACGGGTTTTGCGTCTTCATGGAAAATTTCCTTTCAGGAGGTGTGAGATCGAGGCACACATTCAGGTGGTGTGAGTGTACTGCGAGTTTTGGCTTCTGAGCGCAAGCGGGCGATAACAGCTTCGTCGAAAGTCTTGAAGGTTCCGAGATACTGCCGCTCGCCGTTTACGACGTGGCGCGCAATGTAGACGCCCTTCTTCGGCAGGAAAGTCACTCCACGGTGCCCAGATGTCGAATCACTGCGCATCTTTCGCGGTTCCGCCGCTCGGGCTTCGAGAAAGCCCTTCGGGTCAGGCACGCATCCATCCGCGTGGGTGTAGAGCGCCTTCTCCGCGGCTTCTCGCGCGGCCTTTGCGTCTTCCAGGCGGGTGAAGGTTCCGAGGTGGTGGTACTCACCTTTGTGCCTGATCGTGGCTTCGTAGACGCCTTTCTTCGCCCGGCAGGAGACACCACAAACGCCAGTCTTTGAGTTCTTGTTAACGCCCCGGTTTTCGGCTTGTTGCTTGTCGGTGGCCGGACGTAGATTCAGCCACCGGTTATTTGCTTTGTCCCTGTCCCGGTGGTCGACTTCGTGTTCCGGCCAGCTGCCGGTGACGTAAAACCACGCAAGTCGGTGCATGTAGTGCATGACTCGGTCGATCTTGGTAACGAGGTAACCCCCGTCTGCCGGTGTCCCGAGAGGTTCGGTTGATCCTCGCCACGGGTGCCCCGGGCGGTTGAGAAAAATGCCGGTTTCCGGATCGTAGTGGATGAGTTCCAGCAACCGAGCGTGAGTAAGCGGTTCAGACATTCAGGCCCCTAAACAAGGAAAGCCCCCGATCGGAATTGATCGGGGGCACCTGAAGTATACCTTGCAATTACCGTATCCCTACGGTAGAATGAAGCCTACTTAGCCCCTCTTCACGATTGCGGTGCCCAGGTACTTGGGTTCGATTACCTCGAAGCCAAACACCATAAGCCCCCTTATGATATAGCCAAAATCTGAGGGGTTGTCGATCATCTGGCACTCGACGATCTGCGCCGCAAATGTCAGCCCGGCCGAGTGGCCGAAGACGATGTGCGAAGCAGGACCGGGCGTGGCTTGGGTCAGGATGTTGCGGCTTTGGTAAATGGTGAAGCGATCAATCTCGCCCACTTTACCATTGCGCAGAATCGAAACCCCATCCCCGGCCAAAGACGCGATCTTGAGATCGCTGTTCTTGACCAGGTTGATGAACCACGGAGGCACCACAAGCCACCGCCCCTCATCGGACACGTTTTGCTCGTCAAGCACCTGACCCATGTTCGTGATCAGTTGGACGACAGTGTCTTTGGTCACGGTCACCGGAGCGGCAGCCGAACCCAAGTTGATGTCGTTCGAGTCGGCGCCCGCCGTCGTGCCACTGTTGTCAGCGCTCACGTCAGCCGGAATCGTCTCCAGCAGATCGGCATCCGCGGCGATGCGCAGTTGGATACTGCCATCGTTCGCGAACACGTCTGCCAAGTCCAAATCCGACTGGCGCGAGTCGACGGTCGACAGCGCGACCGCGAACGACTTCGCCTGATCGATTGCCAGCGTGACACTGTTATTGGCCGGGTACTGGGGGGTTAGCCCCGCGCCGATCACATAGTCGCTGACGATGACGGTCGGGATCGTGCGGATCTTGACTTGGGCGCCGAACCCGGCGATTTCGCCTTCGTAGTCAGTGCTCGCTATCTCGCCGAACACCGTGGTCTTGTAGAATTTCTCTTGCCCTATCTACTGAGGGGCCGACTGTAGCATCGCTTTTCCTGTGATCTTGCCTTGCGCATTGCGCTGGAACTGTCCGTAATCTGCCCGCTTGTGCGGTGCGAGATCGCGAATTGTTGCCGCAAGTTCATTCAAGTCCGGCGCCGACTCACTCAGTCTGTGCGGGTGCGACTTCAAGTGCTTCATTGCGGCTTTGATGTTGTTTCCATCTCGGAAATGCCCCATCGCCGCGCACTTGAGCAGTAGTTCAACTTGGTCACGCTTGACGATAGAGTCAGCCACGAAGTGCCCAAGCATTTGCTTGACCTTCGCCGCGTCGGGGGCTACCCGCCACTGCTTGACCCGCCCGTCGCACATATCGTAGATGCCGCCGCCGAATGCCTTGTGGATCAGTTCGATCCCACGGGTATCGTAGACAGCCGCCGCGATCGTTGCGACGATAGTCGCGTTGCCAGTGAGCGCATACACGGTCAGACTGAGGCATCCATCCCCGTCGAAGTATCCCGCCATCCACTTACGGCTAGGATAGTTCGGCGCGGCGATCACCCGCTCTGCCCGTCGTGCAGCCCGCCTCGCGGCTTTGAACTCGTCAGGGTCAAAATGCTGCCCTACCCGGTCCAAACACCACTGCGCGTACTCTCGTTTCACGACCAAGTGATTCCTGATGCGCTCCAAGATCATCGCCGCCTGCTTCCCGGAAATGGCGAGGTCCGTGTACTTTCCGGTCCCAACCGTTCGGTCAATGGCGGCGCCACCGTAGTCGCGCTGAATCATGTGAATCACTGCGTCTTGGCTGCGCTTCTGACTGAAGATCAATCGCAAGTAGCTCCGTCCGGTTGGCTGGAGTTCGAGCGAGATGTGACCATCAGAGTCCAAAAACCCTGCCAAGTACTTCTCGCTCACCTTGCCGTAGCTGTTTGTGAGCATGTTTCGCTTCCCACTGGTTGGCTTTCGCTTTCCAGTTATTCAGAGTCGGTTTAACTCTCGCAGTTTAACGTACGAGCTTGCCCGAGTAGATCTCCGGGTCAAAGTTGATTGTGCCACTGGGGCCATAGTCAGGAACGCCTGACGCGCGTGGAACTCCACTCATGATGAACTCCTAGAATCGAAGGATGGTCCGGTTGCCGCTATCGGCCACCGGTTCTAAGCTTCATCCGAGATTCGAATTCAATCCGTTCCGCATCTTTTACCCGACCGAGGGCCGCACGTTTGTAGAAGTCTTTGACCTCCACGTCGGTGGGCGCTTTGAGCGAACCCAGAGCGGCTACCGGCGGTGCATCGCCCGAGGGGCCCGCTCCACGTCCGGCACCCACCACGGGTGGTGTCGGCTTCGGGGCTTTCGACTTCAGGAAATCCGCAAACACTTTCGCCACCTTCGCCGCGTTCATCGCGTGAATGTGGTTGTTCAGGATTGCCTGGCGCTCAAGCCCTGTCGCTTCGTCCTCTTGCGCGAGCCAAGACAGCCAGGCCGGATCCACGTCGATTTCAGCGTAATCCGGGACCAGCTCGGCGAGCTTGTCCGTGAAATCACGCTTGCGATCCTCAACCGTCTGCGTTTCCTTGCGTGCCTGTGCTTCACGAAGCGGCTTGACGGTTTCGTCGATCGCTCGTTGCACTTCCGCCTGGGCGCTTTTGGTCGCGGCTCTCGCCATGGCCTTGCACTGGTCTTCACCGAATTGGTCAACCTGTTCCGGCGTGAAAAACTGCGTCACGTCGATATCGGTCTCGGGTTTCGGCTTCTCGGCTTGCAGAGCACGAATCTGCTCTTGCAACTCGGTCATCCGTCGATTCACGTCCGCGGTTTCAGCCTGCCTCTGCGAGCGCTCGGAGCGCAGTACACCTTCGGTCACTTTGAAACGCTGCTTCCAATAAGCAGGGTCAGTTTCTCGTGGGTCGGTGACGGGGGCTGGTTCAACCGGTGAGGTTGGAACTTCGACGGGGGGCGCAGCAACTGGTTCGCTCACGGGGTTAACCGGGGGTACCTGCTCTGCGGGCGGGGTCTCCGTTTCGGCATTCCGGGCCGCGATCCGCGCTTCAATGTTGGCGGAACGGCGCAGGATGGCGCGAGGGAGGGTAACGTCTGAACTCTTGGCTTGGGAAGCCTGCATTTGGGTCTCCACGATCCAGGGTCACCGATCGGTGTTCTGGGAATCGGGTTGCGGCGAATGCGGGTCAGGCGATTTCGTCATAGTGAGCTACCCTTCGTGGCCTTGCGGCTGACTGGGCGGCGTTGAGTTTGGCACTGGCCTGCGCGATGTCGGCAATCAACTCGTCAAGCTGAATCGCGCGCCCTTGTTGGCGGTGCATCTCTGCCCCGTCTTGGGTGCGCAACTTGCCTTCCACCTCGGCCAGCTTGGTTCGTAGCAATTCAACGAACTCTTTCCCCTCGGGCGCCTTCGCGAAACGGGCCAGAAAAAGAAGTTGGGATTCCGTCAAACGCATGCGGCGGATTGTGGTGCGGGTTTACGCTTACGTCAACCCGTTCTCGGATAAGTACAATGCCACTGCGGAGTCGTAGGTAAGTGGCTGAAACCGGCTGTCTGTAAAACAGCTTCCTCGCGACGCGTTGGTTCGAATCCAGCCGACTCCACCAAACCCTGCGCAGATCAGGTCAATCCGTTCAATCGCATGACGCCCAGGATCGAGGTG